GACCAGATAGGCCCTGCCCTGTGAATCACGCGGCGCATCGACGGCAGGCGTCAGGCTGGTCGCCGTCTTCGTCTCAGCGTTGGCGTAGCCCCAGGCGGCATCCAGGGCGGCCCGCACGCCTTCGTATACCTCGTCAGTGCTGCGAAAAAACCGGAGCATTACAGCCCCCATTTTCGCGTTAGGTATGTCATGATCCGCGACCGCTCGGCGGTTGCAAGAATGGAAGACCGCGAATACATAAGGATTTCGCAGATCACGCCGTTCAGCCCGAACGACTGTGATGTCGGCGACAGGCTGCCGATGGCTAGGTTTCGTTCCGGGGCACCGGTCGCGGGAGTTCCTCCGCCCGCCGTAATTGCCGTCGATGACGCACCGGCATTGTTTGTCACTAGCACCCGATCAGCCGCCGTGGCGTTGTTCAGGTCGCCTACGATTTCAACGGCCCGCATGACATTAGCGGTCTGGCTGCCCATATTGCGAGTGATAACAAAGTTTCCCGCGTTAGTCGTTGTGACTTCCGCGCGGACGTTGTTGGCGGCCAGCGTTCCGAAGTCATGCCACAAGTAAAACGAACGCACGCCCTGCGCGGAACTGCCCGTAGATAACAGCGTGCGGATCGCACCCGAAGCCGCCCGCCAGACAACGAACACGGCATACGGCTGGACGCCATCATGCAGGAATGACCAAGTAGTGCTGGCCTCGTCAGACGCGAGCCGCCGCGAGCCGTCGAACGTGAGGCAGTTCTTGCCACTCTGGCCGGCGAGCGTGTATTCCGGCTGGGCTCCGGCGGTCGATTGGCTGAAATGCCGATTGTTGCCAGACAGGTCGCGCCACTGCGAGACGTTGCCAGAGTTGAGCGTAACCGACGACGACACTGAGCCGTCCAGCCAGAGGGCCAAGCCGCTGATGCTCTTGGGGTTGAACCCGCTCGCCGTGGGCCGCAGCAGCCTCGGATTCATGGCACACATGGAAGAGTCTCTGTCTCTAGAGTGGTGATGTGACGACGGAGGGGTCAGCCCTTGGCCATAACCGTCATGGCACAGGTCGTCCCGCCCACAACGACGGGCACCACGTAGTTCACGGCAAAACAGGCGTCCGGGACCGGGAGAATCCCCACGGTCACAGCCGAGGTCACCGCCGCACCGTCTGCAAAGATCGCCCGCGGCGTCACGGACGGGTCTACAGTCCCGTGCCAGTTGATCTGCGTGCAGGAATTGGTGGCGGCGATCATGACGCACGCCCCGCCAAAACGGCCGAAGGGAATCATCCCTGCCGTTGTGGCTGCCGAGGAGTTGGCCGTAATCACCGAGCCGGGAGAAAAGTGCCGTGCAATCTCGTTCATAGCCGTCCCTTTACCTTGTAGGCGTGTTTTTCAATGATCTTCTCACGCAGCTCCCCGGTCTTGGCTGTCGGGTTCTTGCGCTTCTCCTTGCGAAGTTCGTCTTTGATGATGGATTCGGCCAGAACCACGCGCTTCGGCGGGGCCTCGCCGGGGTCGTAGTTCACGCTGCCGGTTACGTGCAGGCGCCTCTTGCGGGCCACACTCAGAACGTCGTCGTTGCCCGTGACCCACGCGGCCGGGTCTTTCCAGCCCCGCTTGTCGGCTATCCCGGCGCAGTAGTATTTGCCCGAGATATTGATCCCGGCCTGGCGGGCTTCCCGCGCGACGTACTGCGCCTGACGCTTCGGCATTTCGTCCAACTGCTCGTTGTTCTGCCGCCCCTCCAAGAAGGCCCGGTCAGTGCCCTTGGTGCCCGGTGGCTGCTGAAGGGCAACCATGGCCGCCCACCGCTCCCCGTAGGGCAGGGCTTTCTCGTACATGCTCTTGGCCCAGATGCCGGCGGCTTCGATCTCAGGCGGGTAGGTCATATAGGACTATTGGCCTTGGGGAGGGGCTTCGGGAGGAGCTTCAGGCGGCGGCGGCGGAGGAGGTGGAGGGACCATGTATCGGCTGATATCCACGTTCATCGTCTTGCCCCAGTCCTCCAACATGGCGTTGAAGATTTGCGGCTGTCCCGCCTGGAGCATGCCCTGCGCCACCGGCATCATGATCTGCATGGCGTTGTTCATGTTCTCCACCTTGGTGGCGATATTCGGCTTGCGTGCCGAGCCAGCCTCCACCCGGTAGGAATACTCCCGGACAATCGACTCCGGGTCTTCTCCCTGGACATGCATCTGCCAGGCTTGTGCAGCCATCGGTCCAAGAACGGGCGCAACGTCTTGGGGGTAAATCAACCATCGGGCCAAGAGCGCTTCCTTCCTGGCCACCTCAGAGAGGGCGTCCTCTAGGATGTTGGCGTAGTCGTCGGGCCGCACGGAAATCTGCTCAGACTTCACGGCGGCTTCCGCTGCCGACCTGAAGGAAGCCCTGGTCATGCCGTAAATTAACTCTGTCAGACCGACGCGGCGGTCGAACAGGTCTGTCACGGCCTGGATGATGTTGTACATGTCCTGGGTGACACCAGGCATCTGGAAGACCGAGATCACATCATTGACTGACCGACCGACAGACTCGCTGATTTCAACGATGTTGAAACCACCCTCGTTCTTCTCCAGGATCTTGGCCTTGAGGTCCGGGTCGGCATGCTTGGCAACACCAATCAGCGTCTGGCTGGAGGTCGCAATCCGGGTCGCCAAGAACGACATCGCCCAGTTGATGAATCGCAATTCCCCAATGCCAGGACGAATCAGGGAGATCGGCCAGGAGTACCCAGGCTTGCCATGCCACGCCAAGGGGGTGAACGGCCAGCCGCTTGGCTCTGCCCAAAAGGGGATGGGCCACTGGGCCGCCATGAACAGCGCCTGGGGAATCCCCGTCTCGTCCACTTCCTCTTGCAGCATGGCCGGAGGGATGTTCAGTGGGAAATCAACCCCCTCCGCCACAACTATGTAGCAATTCGGACCAAGGGCATCGAACTTTCCTCGCAAGTCTTGGTCGGCGTCCTTGAGCCTGTCTCCAAAACCCGTCTTGGAGTAAATCTCCCAGTAGACGATCAGGTCGTTCGTCTTGCCGGTCTTCTTTTCATGCTGATAGCCGCGCTCAGTGGAGTCGGCCTGGCGAGAGTAGGATTCGACCGACCCCTTCAGGTCTTCCCGGGACAAGCCGAACTTGGCCGCCACTTCATCGATGGGCTGGATTCTCCGCCTCGCCGCCCAGCGGATGTCCTCAAACTCATCGGCGTCCGGATCCCAGACCAGATTGTCGATGGTGTCGTAGAACGACCCGGCCATCCGCGTCTGCCCGCCGGGAGGGGTGTACAGCTCATGCCACCATACTCCCGCGCCCTTGATGAACGCCTCTTCCACCACTTTGCGTGAGTGGTGCTTGAGGTTTAGTTCGTTGGGGGTGTAGTTGAGATAGTCTTCCAACAGCCGGGCGATGACCTTCCGCCGTTCCAGCATCATCTGCTGCTGCTGGAACATCTGCTGGTACTGCATCATCCCCGGGTCGGGCATCATCACCGGCTGACCGTCTGGCCCCATGACAGGCTGACCGTCAGGCCCCATCTGCGGGACCGGAGGCTGGGGAAAGATACCCAAGAGCTGCGGCCCGATGACCGGGTAGTCTTTGGGGGTCACCGTCCTGGTCGGATTGCGGTGATGGATGACTGCCGTAAATAAACGGACAGCTTCCCAGACGCGGTTCACCATCATCCGGAACGGCGGCGGATCGATGCCCTTGTTGTACCCACGCTCTCCGCGGGAGTAGGCGTCCTTCCACATGAAATCGGGGTCGCCGGCAAAGAACCCCATGGCTTCGTCTGCATCGGCCTGAAACGCAGATTTATACTTCTGAGCCTGCTTCAGACAGCTCAACCAGCGCGCTACCAGTGGCTTTATCGGATTTTCTTGGCTCATCCCGCAGCCTGCCTCTCGTCGCCCACTAGTCCCTCAAGCTCCCTGACCCGCTCTCGTAGCGAACGCAATTCGCGCATCACATCAACGTGCAGTAGCTTGTGGTCCGACCCAGAAACCACCATCAGATTCTCTGGTCGATTGTCGTCCTTAACGCCGTTGATGTGATGCACATGCTCGTCATCGCCAAGCATTCGGCCAAGCTTTTCCGCCATTACCAGGCGATGCTCCAGAACGTAGCCGTTTTTCCCAGACATAGGATGGTTGCGGCGAAGCAGATAGATGTACCCGCCCGCAGTAGATGTCCTTCCGCCCTTCCAGATCGGATTGTTCTCGCCCGCCAGACGCCAGCCTGGCGGGCGAGAAATTCCGAGCTTGCTGAGGCGGCGACTCACTGGCGAACGAGTCACCCCGTACATATCCGCGATCTCGTAGCTGCTCTTTCCGAGCCCTAGGTACAGATGCCGAAGCCGCTGTTCGTCCAAGGCGTCCATGGCCCGGCGTCTGTCCCGAACGGCATAGCCACCCTGCCGCAGATGCCGCGACAGGGTGTTTACGCTCTTCGGCATGCCGTCCATGCGGACGATCTTATTCAGCGACAGGCCCTCGTCGTTGTGGAGTCGGTTGGCCTCGGCAACGTCAAAGGACACTTCTGGCATTCTGGTTCTCCTACCGACTAGTGTCCGGTTAAGCCTTTTTCGGGGCTGTGGCGGCCACCTTCTTGTCCAGGAGGCTGACTTTCTCGCTCAGAATGGAGATCGTCGGATCCTTGGGCTTGTGTTCCCAGTAGCCGTACCGCTTCCAATCCGGGAACTCGTTCACCCCCGGATCGGTCAGGTGGTGGACCGAGGGCTTCACCACGCCGCCCAGTTCGCCCGCAATGGCCCAGAGGGTGAGGGTGCGGGAGGCCAGGACCGACACAATCGCCGGGACCGGGGTGGCGTTTTCATGGGCGTAGAACAGCACAATGTCGCCCAACTCAGCCTTGGGCATGTCAAAGGAACTCACGGCAATCTCCTGCTGGGCCCGAGGATTACGTGGGGGTCGGTGGACTCCCGCTGGCGGCGCTTGCGCTCCGACAGCCACTTCACCCACCATGGATCGGGACCGTAAGTCCGTGGGGGTGCGTGGTATTTGGGTTCGTAGGCGCAGAGGTACTCAAGCGACTGGCAGGCGTGAACCTCGCCGCGGGTCTGGGGCTGGTCGGTCACAAAGACCTGCCCGTTGACCGTCGTCGTCTTCTTGCGATACCGCTTCAGTTCCCGCATCAGGTTGGGGCAGGAACCCTCCAGGATCTTGAGCCGGGTCGTCCCGTCGCCCTGGATATGGAGCAGTTGCCGAACGATGGACGTTCTGGCCGGGATGTCATCGGAGCCCGGGATAAACCCATGCCCGCCGATGGTGAAGCGAATCTTCCGCTTCTTCAGTTCTTCGGAGTACAGCTCATGCGGCAATCGTCCTGAACCAAGATCACGGAGCAAACCACCGTGCATGTCCATGATCGCCGCGTGAATGTGCTGACTCAGAACCTTCACCCCAAACTGCTCGCCCCAGATCAGCGCGTTGCAGTTCCGGATGTACAGTTCGTCATACACAACCAGGAATCGCTCATGGGGCGGGACTGCGGCGAATAGCGTTGCCATCACCGCATGGCCAGGGTCAATCGCCACATACCGCGTCCAGTCAGGCGGAATGACCCCGTCCTTCAACTCCGCCCGCGGCAGGATATGCACGCTGCGGTTGAACGTCGGGTACATGAGCGTGGATTCGGTGGTGAACTCACCCTCGGCACGCATCCGGACTTCGTCGGCCCCCAGAGCGGACCAGCGTTCGATGTTCTTTCGCTTTTCCTCAGAATCAATAAAGTTGTTGTCCAAAAATCTGAACGTGAACTTCTTGATGATCGGATTCTCTTGCCCCTCCTCCACTGCTCGGTCGGCACGTTCGCACAGACCAAGGAGCGCATCGTTCCGGGACCAGGGCATGGCAGACCAGACGAAGCGACCTTTGCGATCTGCCAAACGCGCCTGAGATTCACCGACGAACGCTTCGTTTGTAACGTCCTCGTCAATCCAAATTAGGTCGGCCTGGTAGCCTTGGGGGGGCTCTCCTTCTGACGAGAAGCACCAGATCGTCCAGCCGTTAGTCAGCTCCAACTTGTTGAGGTAGCCGGCGTTCTTCAGCACCCAGGAGACATCCTTCACCAGCCGCGGCGGGATCAGCGGGGGAGCGGGCTTGCTCTTGCTCTTGTCATCACCCGGGCGGATGGATCTCCACTGGCCCGTTTTCTCATCTTTGATAATCCGAAACGCCCCGGCCTTGAGAAGAATCGGATAAATCACCAAGCCAATGTGGGGCCAATTCCGGCCGATGATTGCGAGGTTGCCACCTTCTTTGGGGTACTTGCCGTAGGGATCTTGGCCTGTAGCTGCGCGAGCCGCTTCCACCGCCACGGCCAGAGTTTTCCCGCCTCGGTTACCACCCAGAACAATCCGCTCCGAGGCCAGGCACTTGTGGAACTCATCCTGGTGCGGCATTGGTTCGTACAGCCGGAGCGACTCTAGCCGCCGCTCCGTGAGGGCGGTCTGGACATCCTTGAGCTGCCCTAGCTGATGCTGGGTGACGTTCCCCAGCGGACCTTCAGGAGTCGGTGGGGGCGGAATTTGGCGGGGGTGTTTCTTCATATTCGCCACAGAAATCAGTGGGCATCGTCTCGGGGAATCGGTCCCAAGCCCTCTGCCCGATGAGCGTCGGCGGATACCGGCGACACTCCCCGTGCATCTCCTCCGCCACTGGAATCCACCAACGGCAATCCTCGCACTTCATCCACCACCTCAAAGTGTTTCATCGTCATCGCTGCTTCGATCACCTGCCGCCGAAGCTCGGCTTCCAGCTCTTCCTCAGTCATCAGCTCCAAGGGCTTCTTGGCTCCGCCCATGGCGGTGTTGGTAGTCACCAGCCGGACCACGCTGTCCAGCATCTTCGTCCTGAAAGCACCACCTACAGGCGCATCGTAGAACTGCTTCATGTACAGATTGGCGAACCCCCTGACTCCCCCGAAATACTCCATGAGTACTTCCAGGAGTTCCGAGGAATGATTCTTTCTCCTTCTTCTCTCCTTATTCCT